ATCACAAAAGGAATGTTTACCAGCACAACGGATCTCTGGGAAACACCGCAAGCATTTTTTGACCAACTCAATGCAGAGTTTTGTTTTTCCCTGGACGCATGCGCTCTGCCGTGGAATGCGAAGTGTGAAAGATATTACACCCCAGAGCAAGACGGATTGTCTCAGCCCTGGACCGGTGTTGTATGGTGCAATCCTCCTTATGGACGGAAGATCGGGAAATGGGTCGAAAAAGCGGTTGCCAGCGTTTCAGAAGGTGTCACGGTCGTGATGCTGCTGCCAGCCAGAACGGATACGCAGTGGTTTCACCGGTACATCTATCACCAGGCAGAGATCCGGTTTGTGCCTGGACGTCTAAAATTTGTCGGCGCCAAATGGAATGCACCGTTTCCGAGCATGGTTGTGATATTTAGGCCGGGGAGGGAAGAACAGAGATGACGCAGGAGGGGATGGAGTGAGCCTAAAAGATTTGATTGCTGATGTGAACGTCAACGAGATTTGCGAACACATCGAAACCGAAACATTGTCAGAATGGGTAAACGCACGGCAGGAAGCCGCCCTCTCCGCCCTCCGTCCTGTCAGCCGGGAGCAGGTGGAGAAGGTGTGGAGGGGGAAGTGGAAATATAGTCATACAAGCGAAATAGATCATTTTGCTGTTGTTAAATGCTCAAAGTGTGGATACGAAGCGTTTGCGATCTCCCTTTTTGTGAAAGATGGAAATTTCTGTCCTTCCTGCGGCGCTCCCATGACGGACGAGGCCGTGGAGATGGTGCTGGAGAGGATGGAGGCGCTATATGAAAGCACCTGAATGTGTATGTAAGACACCGGAGGAGTGTATTCGCGTTGCGCTGGCAATCGAAACATTGGCATACCACGATAAAAACTACCTGGATAGTTGTCTGGCAAAAAGCGATGCGAGAATCAGTGAAGAAGTGCAGTCACTTTTGACTGAGGCGTTGAGATTGGAGGAAATGCAAAATGATTCACTGTAATGATGCCGACGTATTTATCAAAAAAGAAGATGGAAACGTAGTGGTAGTAATAGACAGTTGTCATGCGACGTTTAACAATAAGCAGTTGGACGAGTTTATCAAGGCTCTAAAGTACGTTAAAGTTTACGGAGGGAGGCTATGATAGATGGATAAAATCGTGGTTTGTGCTCTTTTTGGAGCGATATTGCTCCTGATTTTATGCACCTGTTGCTATTTAGCGGGGTACAAAAAGGGCACACAAGATATAGCAAAATTTCATAACAGCGTTTGGAAAACGGCGGAGAGGGAGGCGCTGAAAGATGACTGATGCCGAAAAGGCGTACCAGTATTTTGTGATTGCTGTACCTGAAAACGAGGAGCAGGCCAAGGCATACTTCTGGGCCAGAAAGGCACTTCAGTCCACCCTCACCCCGCCGAACGAGCCGCTGACGCTGGAGGAGCTGCGGGAGATGAAAGGCCAGCCTGTCTGGACGGTAACGACAGGACTTGATGGCTCTGGACGATGGGAACTTGTTTGCGACGTGGACTATGAAGATGTGCTCGAAATGGCAAGTTGTGTGGACGGGTTTTATGCCATCGAAATGGATACCTATGGGTCTACATGGACTGCCTACCGCCGCCCGTTGGAGCGGATGAAGAAAATAATGAGAGAGAATGGAATTATGGTTATCCCATCAGAATATCCCGGCAGCACAGAAAAGTGGAATATTCAGAAGCCACGCGATAAGAAGGAGGAATTGTAAAATGAATAAATGCAGCCTGTTTGATATGACCTTTTCAGAAATCATTGAGGATATTTTTGGGGTTTCATTTGATCGCCTGTGGGAACTGGCCTTGGCGGACAGAGAGAGGCGGTGCGTAGTGCTGCCGTGCCAACCTGGGTATAAAATTTCATACAAGAGCAGCGTAGGATTGCGGTGCAATGCGGTTATTAAGGACTACACGCCTGAAAATATCTTTATCACGGCGGAGACTGAAATACCGAATGCAGAGCCATTAAGTCATACATTCTCGATTTTGGAAATTGAGGCCGCACTACGGAGGGAAAAGGAATGAAGGAGTACATTGAAAGGGCACAGCTCTTAAAAAATCTTGGGTATGATGAAACAAGACGAGCTGATGTCCTTCCTGGGTCAACGTTTGATATTGTTCTGAAAGAGCCCGCCGCCGACGTTGCGGAGGTGAGGCACGGGAGATGGATTAAGTATAAATATTTTGACGAGTGTAGTGAATGCTATACAATGGTTATTCTTCGTTATAATTATTGTCCAAACTGCGGCGCTCGTATGGGTAAGGAGAACGAGCAATGAAAATACATATCCCAGCTTTTGAGGCGATGGCCAAGGGAAACGAGCACATGAACCACGGACCACTTGATATTGACCTGGGGCCTGATGTGGTGGAGGCGGTGCGCTGTAAAGATTGCCGATACTATCAAGACGCAAGAATCAACAAGAAGGGGTTTTTGATTTGCCCAGCGTCCGGAATGGAAATTACCGAAACGGATTATTGTTCTTATGGCGTTCGCATGGAGGTAGAGGATTAAAATGGGTGATTACATCAGCAAAGAGTTGTGCGAAGAACAGGCGGAATATGACGTAAATCATAACCTTGTTATTCCACTGTATAAAATCAGAAGGATGCCTGCCGTTGATGCTGTGAAGCATGGGCGTTGGGAGTTCTTAGGGCCAAACCGCTTAATTAAAAGCTGTATGTGCGGAACTTGTAGCGTGTGCCACGTTAGATCAAAATTCATTTCAAATATTGCAATTTGTCCCACTTGTGGCGCGCACATGGATGGAGAGATTAAGAATGAGACCAATTGATGCTGATATGTTGCAAGAACTATACAATAAGCGGATTTTTGATACTTGGAATAACGAAACTGCTCCTGTATCATGGGCAGCGACGTATGCAGATTTCAAGGATGATATAGATAGTATACTCACCATTCCACAGCCCAGCAATGAACCGCTGACATTGGAAGAACTGTGGGAGATGAATGAAGAGCCTGTATGGGTACAAAATCTTGAAGAACCGGGGAAAAGCCAGTGGAGACTATTATATTGGGACAGAGGAAAACACCTTGTCCTGTAAGGCATACCAGTCCAGGGTTATTTACTGGAAGAGTACGGAGAATCTTGGCTTGCTTATCGTTGTCCGCCAGAGAAAAAAGACAAAATTAATTGGCATTATTAATAATATTCGTCAAAATTGTTAATAATAATCGTTATATTTTGGTATAATTTATAAAAATAATAATTTGACAATTAAACATAATTATGTTAATCTTATTATAAACAATAAAGTGATAATGAGGGAATACGATATGTTTAATTTTTTTATTCAAAAATTATTAAATAATAAAATACAATTAGAAATTGATAAAAAACAAGAAGAATTAAATACAATTAATTTACAACTTCAAATTTATAAAAAAGAATTAGATGAAACAATAAATTTATTAGGAACTAATAAAGGATTAATTGAATTACAAGATATAGGAATAGAATATATTCCTGAAATTACTTCTTTTGTTGAGATTAACACTAAGATAGATCAAATTAAAAAAGAAATGGCTCAACTTATATCGAGAAATGCTTTATATATAATTATAAAAGAGTATAAAGTAGATCATTCTTTAGCAAAAGGTATTTTATTTCAACATTCTTATTGTGAAAGTTTATTGTTTGGATTTAATTCTTTTTTTGATAGAAAGAAAAAAAGCGTAACTTCTCAAAATTTGTCAAGAAGTATAGATTTAATCACTAATAATTTTAACCGATGTAATAAAAAGGCTTCAATAATTGGAGTAAAAATTAACGAGGAATATTTACATTTAAGTATCAGATTATTAAAATTAGAATTAGATAAAAAAATAGCGCAAATTAATGAAAAAGAAGAAGCTAAAAAAGCAAGATTTAAATTAAGAGAACAAGAAAAATTACTTTTTGAAGCAGACAAAGAGAAAAAAAGACTTGAAAAGGAAAGAAAAGATTTAGAAAAAATTTTAAGCCAATCTATTACAAAAGAAGATCAAGAACAAATTAAAAATAAGCTCGCTGAAATTGATAAAAGACAAAATGAGATTGATTGGAGAATTAATCATAGTTCGGCTGGATGGTTGTATATAGCAACTACTAAATCTATGCCAGGTATGTATAAAATTGGTTGCACAAGAAGATTAAATCCTTTAATTAGGTTGTCTGAATTATCAAGTGCCAGCGTACCTTTTGTATTTGAATGTAATGGTTTGGTTTTTTCAGAAAATGTTTTTGATATAGAAACAAAGATACATCAAAGATTGGACTCAAAAAGAGTAAACAAAGAAAATAAACACAAAGAATTTTTTTACGGAAATCCAAACGATACAATAACCATTCTTAAAGAAGAATTTGATATTAAGGTTCATTATGCCAATGAAATTGGTATAAATATAGAAGAATAAAAAGGAGATATAATCATGAAAGAAACTTCTATTGAAAGAATCGTTGGAGAAGAAAAATGCACTTTATATACAAGCGAACGTAAATTTATTTCAAAAATTGAGCAATATAAAGAAATTTATCCTGATTTAGTTGATTTTGAAAAAAACTCTGATGGAAGTATTGTTGCACATGTACCTTTTGATTGGTTTAAATTTATTTCTCCTAAAAAGAAGAGAGTGCTAACAGAAGAAGAAAGAAAAGCTATTGGAGAAAGATTGAAAAGAGCAAGAGATATGCTTGATTAAAACAAAAGGAGTATAAAAATATTTTATGATTTTAACTGGAGATGCAATTTATAAACGATTAGGAAATTCAATTATTATTGATCCTTTTGATTTTAACAAACTTAATCCTAATAGCTATAATTTAACTTTAAACAATAAATTATTAGTTTACAACAAACAAAAATTAGATATGAAAATCAATAATGATTATCATATTGTTGAAATTCCTGAAGAAGGTTTGTTGTTAGAACCTGGAAGAGTATATCTGGGTAGAACCAATGAATATACTGAAACTCAAAATCTTGTTCCTATGTTAGAAGGTCGATCTTCTCATGGACGTTTAGGATTATTTGTTCACGTATCTGCTGGATTTGGAGATATTGGATTTAGAGGATATTGGACTTTAGAATTAAGTTGTGTCCAACCAGTGGTAATTTATCCAAATATAGATATTTGTCAAATTTATTATCATACTATTATAGGTGAAGTTTTGAATAAATATCAAGGCAAATATCAAAATAGTAAAGATATAATGACAAGTCAAATATATCAAGAATTACTTAATAAATAGAGGACGATTATGAAAAAAGGTCCTTATCCAAGAATTGCGCAGGCGCTGGGAGTTGAGGTTGGAGAACGGTTTGTATATAAAGACCCGAATAAAGAAGAGGTCACCCTTTACGTTGAGGAAAATGGAATGGTTGTGTTTATCTTCAAGGATGGGCAAAAGCTTCAAGATATTGGAATGGATTATGTTTTGGTGCAGGCCATTAACCATCCCGACCGCATCATCCGCAAGCCCAGCTGGACAGAAGAAGAGATAGTGATAGCAGAGCTTATTTTGAGTTTATATGAGAGAAAAGACATTGTTTTTGGACGTTATGAGAATGGACAACTATGGTGGAAAGTGGGAAACAGAGCGAAAAATGATTTTCCGAATAAATTTTTTCCATCTATTCGTCCGAGAAATGAGTTTAATTTAATTGAGATCATCGGAGGTGCAGAATGAGAGAAATCCTTTTCAAAGCCAAGCGGCTGAATGGCGAGTGGGTGGAGGGGTTGCCAACTGGGGCAAGAGAAGATGGATCGTATTATATAGTCACAAATGTATATGGGATGGACGAACGATTTGGGATTGGAAATAGAGGGGAGTATAGGCTTTTTCACGATGCCTACAGAGTAGACCCATCCACGGTTTGCGAGTACACCGGACTGACTGACAAAAACGGGAAGAAGATTTTTGAGGGGGATATCATCCATTGGACGAATTGGAACGGCGAACAAAAAGAAGCCCCTGTATGCTATGACCAAGAGTGGAATAGATTTTGTGTTTGGTTGAATGGCGCTGAAAGCATGGGCGTAAATATACATCTGTCAACGAGCGGAATTGAGATCGTCGGCAACAAATTCGATGGAGGAAAAGATGATAGTTAATGAACAAAGGAAAGTGAAACTTGTAAACTGCTGTAATGCGATTTATGCTGAAAACGAGCTAATTAACGCTGCGTTATGGTATAGTGATAAACCGATTTGCAGTACAAAGAAAATAGTTTTACGTAGAGACTATCCATCAATTTGCATTTACGATAAAAAAATTTCAATTCATAGATTACTCATGATGTATTGGCTACAAGAAGAAATCCCGGATGGGTATATTGTCCACCACATCAACGAAAACAAGTTGGATGCACGAAAAGAGAATCTGGCCCTCGTCCCATTTACAACACATCAACATTATCATAATGCAGGGAAAACCCTGACAGATCAGCATCGGGAAAAAATAAGCCAAGCGAATTACAGAAGATGGGAACGTGTACGAAAAAATAACATCCACGACGGGGAGGGCTACGATGATGATTAAACTGCTTCTTTTTCTGGGCATCATCCTGTCTATTGTCAAAGCAAACGGATGGTTTATAGTCCCGATGCCTGTTTTGGTTTTCTGCTGGGTAGGAAGCTTCGTTTGCTGGATGATTTATTCGTATGCTCTTGGTGTAGGCGAAGGAGCCGCAAAAGAGATGAAAAAGAAAATTCGAGATGGGGAGGGCGGACAGCATGAATGATTGGATTAGCGTCAAGGAGAGGTTGCCGGAAAAGGATGGATGGTATTTTGTCTATGCTCCTGAATATTGGGGTAACAACAAAATTTATGGACTTGATGGCCTTGCATATTCCAACTTTAAACACAACTACAAAGATCACTGGGGGATTGAAAGAAAAATGGGGAAAGGATACCCTGTGATTGTCACCCACTGGATGCCACTTCCTAATTCGCCGAAAAAAGAACAAAAATAAAAAGGATAAATATTATTTATGATTAAACGTATTTCAACTTTATTAATTATTTTGTGTTTAATTTTAAGTATTACTGTTTATGCAAGAGTTCCTAATGGTGTTAATATTGAAAATTTTGATGCAAATGTTAATTATATGACAGAGATGTATGAATGCGCGAAATTAAATACAGATCATAGTTTAATTGTTGGGGCAATTTATGAACAACAAAGAAATTTAAAAATTGATTTTTTGAATTTGAATGAATATGAAAAAACAGATTTTTTTAATGAAAAGAACACAGGAGAACAAATTTTAACTCATATTGAAAATTATCTTAATGTAACACAAGATAATTTTAATTATGAAGATTATTATACAATTAATGATGTAAATATGTTGGCTAAAGTTGCTTATTGTGAATCACGAGGAATTAAAAGTAAAACTGAAATTGCCTGTGTTATGTGGGTTATTTTGAATAGAGTAGATAATAGTAATTTTCCTAATACTATCTCAGGTGTAATTTTGCAACCTAATCAATTTGCATATAGTGCAAATGTACCAACAGTCAGCGATTATGGTTATGATTTGAAAGTTTTAGCCACTGATGTTCTTAATAATTGGGCAAAAGAAAAAGCTGGTAGAACTGATTATGTGAGATGTTTGCCTAAAGAGTATCTATATTATGGAGGAGATGGAATTCATAATTATTTTAGAACATCTTATTTAGGTGGTACAAGATGGGATTATTCTTATGGATATCCTTATGGATGATTATAAAGGAAGTGAAATATTATGATTATTAATGGTAGTATTGGACAAAAATTAACTAATGAAATTGCCTCGTTGGGGGGGGGTAGCTGCTTATTGGGAAGGAGAAATAGATCAAGATAATGGTTCAATATCAATACCTTTTAATGAAGGATATAAAACTTATAAATGGGCGATAATGAGTGTTAGTGCTTCTATACAAGAACCACGTTTATATTATACTTTTATTTTCAAAAAAGGTGGAGAAACAAGTTTTGAATTATTAAGTTCATCAGGTACATTGAGTACTTTTTATATTGATATGTATGCTGACACAAATATTTTATGTCATGCAGATTATGTTTTGTATGCACACATATTATTTTTTTATTAAAAGGAGAAATATATGATTAATATTATCCAAAACTTAAAACTGGGGGGGGGCAAAATCATTACTTCCCTAAAGGAGAGTAATGATAATGTCTAAATATAATATTACAATGAAACAGAAAAGTGATTCTGATTATAATGAATTATATCCAGAATCATTAGATACTCAAATTAAATTAAGTAAAGATACTACTGGTTTTACTGGCACTAATGTATCAGAAGTATTGATGGAATTAAATAGTAAAATTCCAGGTGTGTTGCCAGAAGCAGGAACATATCAATTAGTAGGTTGTGTAGAAGATTATAGAAATAATCAAGCAGTAACAGGGGAAACAGTTATAAAGACTGAAATCCCATGGTCAAAAACGCCTTCAAATATATTAAAGAATGGAACACCAGATTTATATATTTGTTATATTGGCGATCAGCCAATGAATCGTTATGACGCAAATGTAGAACCACAAACTGCATGTTTTATTTTTGGTCCAGATATAGATAAAAGATATTATTTAAAAGATACATCTCCTTCAACATGGGCACCAGCTATGGCTTTTGGCTATCAATGGACTAATGCTCCGTTTAACACCGATTCAAGTAGTTATGGGAATGTTAAGGTGTCAGAATTTAAATATAGAGATTTATGTACAATTAAAACTTTTTGGCGCAATGATAATTTTACTCCTACTGTATTATCTCAATTAAAAGGGATTTCTTGTTATCAATCAATATCAACAAGATCGACATCTTATGGGCCAGAAATTGTTATGGAAACAAGTGGCGATACATATAAAAATTCATTATGTATTACAAATATAGATTTGACAAATGGTGTTACGGTTCATTGGGGTTGTCAAGGAAATAATCCTGGATATAGTTTATGGTCGTTGACTCTATTAGTTTTTAAGAGGATGAATGAATAATTATGATTAATTTAATATCTCCCCCCCCCAAGTGGGGATAGTCAATCAAAAAGTTACTTCTTATAATTATCAATATATAGAAATAAAATTTAATTTTATCCCTTCTTATGCCATTTTGAATTTTTATTTAATAAATAATCAAAATTATAATTTTTATGGCAATGTTATAATATTTAAAGAAGAGCCTCCTGTTTCATGGGATAATTATAGTTATTATAAATTGGGGAAAAATTATAATTTAGCGTTTGATGATATAAGTTTAAATAATAATATTTTGTCAATAAGTCAGGCATCTTCATATAATTATTATGTACAAGGAATCGTTTTTTAAGGAGAAAATATGAGCATTTCAAATGTTATTAAATTTAATGAAACTGGTATCCCCCCCCTGGACAGTTGATGACGAAGGTAAAGTTTTATCTATTAAAGAAAATAAATTAGCTTGGGTGGAAATGAGTGGAACACCAGTAGAACCAGAAGTCGAAGAATATAAGTGGGTTGTTACACCAAATAAATATACGATTTATAATGAAGAAGGAACAACTTTAAAAACAGAAAATAAAACTCTCACTGAATGGGAGTGCCCTGCGACTGGAGATTATGTTGTACAACTTCATGCTCAAGGTGGCACTGGTGGTAATTGGATGGGGCAACAAGTGTCCCAAGGATCATATCCTTTGGTAACTTATTCTACTAAACAGTTTACCGGCGGCGGTGGAGGAGGATCAGGTGCTAAAATTACACTAAATATAAACAAAGGACAAAAATATTCTCTTTCAGTTAATAATAATAAATCTACTTTTGGAGACTATTATGTTGATCGTGGCGAAAATGGTAGTAACGCAGATTTTAATTCATCTACGCCCGGGACAGGAGGAGAAGTAGGGAGTTATCATTCTTCTTTAACTCTAATGGCAGAAAAAGGAGAAGATGGGACGAAAAAAGTGAAAACGAGTGCCACTTCTGGTTTTGGATATGAAAAAGCGTCCGGCGGAAGCGGGTATGCTATTAAAGATGCCAATGATACTGTAGGATACGGTTCAGGTGGGCGCAGCGGAACAGGACAATATGTTTTTGTTGCTGATGATAGAATATATACTGAAGAAGGAGAAGAAGGACAAGGTCCTGCAATAATTATTAGAAGAAAATTGGAGTGATAATTATATTTGGTTCGATTCTACCTTTCTCAAACGAAAAAGTTGCGAGATATTATGTGTATAATATAGATGCTATAAGGAGCACAGTAAAAAGTATAACACAAAGAGCATATAGTAAAAAACAAATAAGTAATATTACTTACTAAGTGAATATTGGTAACCAACATTCCGGTGGAGATCAATTAGAAACCTATGCCCTTCCCCCCTGTGGTGAGTATAGGAAGAAAAACTATTCTATTGAGCAATTCTGAAGAAGCAATTATACAAGGATATGCGACTCTTAACTATACAGGAAATAGAGCAAACGACACCTTGTTGATTCCATTTATTTTTCAAAATGTAAAAGAAGAAATAAACAATACTTATTCTTTTAGAATTCTTTCTCCGTCCAATGTTGATGCTGATTATTTTAGTGGAATACAATTACAAATAACTCACAGCAATAATAATATTGACCAAATATATTTTGATGTTTCTGTGGTATCAGAAGGTGATGTCACAGTAGATAAAATATATTTATGGATATATAATTAAAACTATATAGGAAGGAGATGAGGAAATGAGTATAGGGAATGTTGTTAAATACCCCCCCCCTTACGGAGCAGCCAATGAAGGAGAAATATTGACTGTAAAAGATAATAAATTGACATGGACAAAAAAGCCGGTTATAATTTCTCAAACTGAGCCCGAAGATTTAGAAATAAATGATGTATGGATTCAAATAACTGGTAGTTCTTCATAAAAAATAAAATAAAAAAGAGATGTATAATCATTTTCATACATCTCTTTTTATTATGTCTTTAAATAAAAAATTGGGCTCTAATTTAATATTAATATCGCTAAATTTGCGCCGTGTTTCGCCAGAGAAAGAATCAAGTTGTTTAGTGGACATGATCTTTCTATAAGATTCTTGATTTATGGTTTTAAGTTCAGGAAATTCTTGATATATTTTTTGTAACTTTTCTATAATTCTGTTTTCAGTAGGAGGAGATAAAGTGATTACTTTTTTAAGAAAAATATATTGATCGTCAAATTCTTTTGCACATAATTCTTTTATTGTTTTATTCAAAAATTTATATTTATTATCAGATAACCATCCATTCTCATATCCAGGGACAGCAATTTCTTTGGCTCTACTTAACAGGGCCATACATTGTTTATCTAAGTCTGTTTCTAAAGGGACATTATGCCCGAGAATAAAATAACCATGGTGCCCATAATGTTCTGAATATAATCTATATCCAGAGCTTAGACGAATTAAATCTCTTTTTGCCATATTCTCTAATTTGGTCAAAGTCCATCTGACCAATATTTTTTTTGCTGTGGCCGATATTTCAGGAAAATTGATATATTCGTTTCCAAGTGCGGACATTGTATCAATATTACAAGAATAGATAAAATTATCATTCACAAGGCCAAATAATTTTAAGAGCTCAGTATTAGACAAAAACAAAGTGCGGCCATCATTCTTTTGAAAAGTTTGATAAACAATAGCATCAAATATATTTTGATATTTATTATTCTTATTAAGTTTAGAAAATGCCTTTATTTCATTTTCATAGACTTCATTTATTCTATATCTTGTGGGCCCGTCAAGTATTTGAAGATCACAATAGAGGGCCAAATCTTCTAATTGTTTTTGCTTAGAATATCCACCTTTTTTAGAAAGCCCCAAAGACTCACATAAGGGCCCATATTTTAATTCTTGGCCTTTAATTTCATTCATCTTTTTGGCTAAATTGTCAGGTATATTTTTCATCTTTTTTTCTCCATTTTTGTCTATTTGTCTATTTTTTGTGCTATACAATTTTAGAAAAAGGCGACGCACTTTTTCGTTAAGAAATTGTATTCCTAAAATATTTTTGTCTAAATTCATGTTCATATATAGATATATTACAGTATATGAACAAGAAAATAGACAAAAATATTTTTTTAAGTTTTTTCCTATCTATTTTATTACTTTTTTATGAACATGTCAAGTAAAATTAAAAATTTATTTTATTTATCTTTAATTTATAAAAATTTTTCTCTATTAGTAATAAGAATATATATTTTATCTAATATAGAATATTAGAAGAGATTGTAATAAATATAAGCAAATATAATAATAAATATAAGAAAAATATATGAAAGAGGTTGTTAGACTATGTATATTGGTTGCATGTGTCATGACTATTATAGGTATTGATTGTATGTGTCTGTTATATGTATCATGTTTGTTACATGTGTCTGTAAATTGGTTACA